TCCACGTTACGACGCATGGGGTTGTGGCTGTGTGCGTGCCACTTTGCGTGCCAGAGGTATTGATTGCCGTACCGCCAACGGTAGCTGCAAACTGGAACGTGCCAGCAGCTTGGTTGACAACGTAATAAGTTTTATTAGCCTCGATGCCTGTTGGTAATAGACCTGTAGTTGTAAATATAACCGGATCGCCATTAGCTAACGTATGGCTTGCCCAAGATACAACACCCGGTGACGCAATGGTGATTGTCACTGTTGCCGTTTTTGATATCGTCATCGTGACAGTGCTGCCAGCCTGATATGGAGAAACAGAACCAATCAACAGCGTGCCGCCTTGCGAATGAAATCTAAAATATCCCTCGCCGCATTCGATCATCATCGTTTGCGTTGTTGAATATGTAAATGGGATTAAGCGCGTACGCTTTGTAGAGTCTTTTACTTCTCGAACAAACTCAAACCCAGATCGATTCTCTACTGGCCCTTGAGGTTTAGCAATAAAATTTCGCAGCTTGGCTGCACCAGTTTGAAACTTAACATCGTCAATGCGCCCAAACATTTCGGGTGACATTTCGCCACCAGCAAATGACCGTTGTAGCGTGCGAACATTCGCCATGCTTTATCTCCCAGATACCCAAGGCACAATGTGTTCAGGCTTAATGTTTCGGACCGCAGAGTCTGCCGCAACAGCTTGTGCTAAAAATGCCGCCATCATTTGAGCGCAGCGCTTGCTTTCAGATGCGCCTACATCGCCTTTGATAACAGGGCCAGCAAGCATTGATGCCACATGCCACGACAACGTTAAAACAAACAGCGGAGAAAATTTTGTAGTGTCAGTGATATAAGCTTTGTATCGCAACACAGCGTTTTCTTGGTTTGTGTAAATGACATCTTGCCCAGTTGCTGTGGTTTCAACAGCAAATTGTTGTGGCATGTACATACCAGCAGCTACAAGTGGCGCATAGTATTGAAAGCCTGACATTGCGTCTGATGGCCTGAAGGCTGTCGAGTAATCGTTCTCTGCTTCAGGTGGCAATACAGACAAGATATCGATTGCGTCAGAAGGATATGCATATGCATATTTCCACATGGGCCATGTGTTGGTTAACTGGGCCGCAGTGATTCGTCTTGATGCAAAAGACCACTCATGCATTTCAAGCAAAGTATCTCGCGCAATTGGGTAGAACTTTTGGCAATGCTCTGCTTGAGCGCTGCCTTCTGGTGGATTAATACTGGCAACAGTTGCACTATCACCGAGGTGCGCAAGCGCGAGATTACAAATATTGACTTCTGATGCCATGGCTATCACCTATGTAAAAAGGGGCCGAAGGTTTCCCAACGGCCCCAAGATCGACATCCCTCTAATCGAGAGAGTTACACCGAGCCTTCTGCCGAGTCACCGCGCTTTAATTTAGCCCAAGGTTTTTTGCTTTGGGTTTTTTCAACGGGTGCATCATCTTCTTCAGCCTCGAGAGGTTCAAGATTTGATCCAGCTTTGCCGTCATACTCAACAATCTCACCCTCTTCGCGAAGGCCATTGTTAATAAACGAACGAACTAGAACTCGGTATTTAGGCATGTGTTACTCCTGATTAAACTACAGAGAAGCCAGAAGCATAAAACTTCTTGCCGTCTTGGATGTCCATTACGATGTCGGCGGTAACTGTACCAGCACTGTTAGTGCCAACCACAGTGTAACGCGCACCCATGTAACGCTTGCCGAGCGAACCAATGATTGGATTGATTCGCACAGCAATGTTGGCACCAAGCGTCAGGCCAGCAGTAACCAACGCACCAGAAGCGCCAACGACAACAACGTTGCTCGACAGAGCGGCGTTATCAGCGATGATGACTTCAAAGTTTGTCGAGGTGCCGCCAGCAAACGCAGCCGTTAAAGCGAAGTTCATGAACAGGTCTTGACCTTCGCCAATATCGCGAGCTTGTGAAAGATCGATTGTATCGGTTGACACAGCAGTTGTAGTAACTGCTTGGTTGGTCGATACCCGGAGTAGTTGGTCGGTAATCATGGTTTGTTTCCTTTTACAAAGTGGGTTTAGCTAACAACAGCTTCGGTGTTGAGCAAAGCATCAACGCGACGCAGTGGAACGCCCAAGAAGGACAACCACGAATAAGGCATACCAAACTGGCTCAAGCCTTCGTTGATCTTCAAGACGTACTGGCTCTTGTCCAGTGCAGCAATCGACATGCCAGAGTGAACAGTGCGGTTCATGTAGAACACAGCGCGGCCCATTTGCATGTTTGGAATGCGGTACAGTGCGCGAGCCATCAGCTTGATGACAGCGGTTGCAGCAGCAGCAGCTTGCGTACCAGTTTGAGCGAGCAAGTCAGACACATCGATGTTGCAAATGCGTACGACATAGCGCCAATCTTTAACGACAAGGCCGTTCTTCCACTGGTAGCGAGTAGCCAACGCTTGCATGCGTGTGCCATCGCTGTTGTAAACAGTCTGCTCGCCAAGGTCTTCGTGGACCAGACCAGCCTTCGAGCCTTTGGGGAATGGGCAGTAGACAGTGTTGTCACCCCAAACAACCAAATAGATCGAGGTGTTGTCCGAACCCGAACCACCAGCCGACAGAATGTTTTGTGCGTTAGCAGCAGACAAGCTCGAGTAACGTGCTGCGAGGCCCAGAAACTGCTTTGGGTCAACGCCGGGGTTACCGTAGAACATTGTTGTCGCTTGCGTTTGGTTCATTGCTTCCAAGAACGCTGTGTCTTCCGACAAACGGAATTGAGCAGTGTTGCCGTTAAGCATTGCCAAGTCTTTGTCAACTTCGCTGCGAGCTTCCAAGATGCCGCAAGCTTCGTCAACCTGTGCAGTTGTCGATTTGCTTGATGGGATACCTTGGTTCAACGCACGCCAGTAAACTGTTGGCAGGCCTGTACGGATCACAACGCGCTCGCCAGTTGGCAAGTTGCCTTCTTTAAAGACTGCGTCCTCGAGGATTTCATTGGATTGCGAAAGTAATTCTGCGACAACAGGAACGGTGCCGTCAGGATCAACTCGCTTGGCCCAATCAGCCAGAGTCAAAGAACTATTCGATAGGGTGGTCATAAAAAACTCCTAATTAAGATTGCTGATTTGAATATAAAGCCGACGCAAGGTCGTTGAAATTCTTGGGTCCAGATTTCTGATTTCCCTTACTTCCACCGACAAATGTGTCTTCACTAATTGCTTTACCAGCCCGGTACATAAACCGAATTACCTCCGGGTTATTTCCCAAACCGGAATCGTTCAACAACTTGCGCAGTTCAGGTGATCCAAATTTGTCAAGAGCCTTCTTTGCGACAGCAAGATTTTCATTGAGCTTATCGCCCCCAAATTCTTGATCGCCCCTAGAGGCTTCTGCCCATTCAGTCTTAACAGCTTGAATCTGTTCGGTTTGTCTTGCCTCGATTAACGGGGCAATCTTATCGATCATCTTCTGCGCGGCTTCTTGTGGCAGATTCAATTCTTTTGCAACTTCCGAGTATGCGTCTAACACACCCGGATCGTATTCGCGGCCCTCGGGGGCTGTGAATTCGTATTTTTCTGGAGCGCCTTTCGGTGCCTCATTGTTTGCATCAGTATTGCCATCAGGGGATTGTTGCCCCTCTGATTGGTTCTGCGTACCATCAGCCTGTTGCTGCGTCGCATTCTGCTCACCACCCGTCGGTTGTGCGCTTCCTGCGTCTTGCGATGCGTTGCCTTCAGTGGTCGTTGCGGCTTCCGTCATCAGCGATTCTGTCATTCTGTTGCTCCTTAACCATCACAGGGTAAAGCTCTGGGCATAGCAAGTGAATCATCGAGAGCGTGCGATTACCAAAGTTCCTGTTACCTTCTGCAAATGCCATTTGCATTGCGTTGGTGTTGAACGATAGTCGGAACACGCCAGACTGATTCAGAAGCCGCCAAATTACGCGACGGCCCCGCTTACTACCCATGAGCCACTTAATGTCTGCTTGCTCGTTCTCCGATGAAATTCGCTCTCTGACTTCCTTATCGGATTTGGAGAGTTCCTGCCCTCGTAGGTCAAGCGGATCATAATCACTCATGTTGCTAATCTATCCACATCAGTAAACGATACGGGTACCAATCAGTCTGTATTCCTGACCAATATCCCCTCAATTTGCATACCAATTTCAGCCGTCACATCAGACTTGCATTGCCATTGGCAATCAGTCTTTTGCGCATAACCACGTTGCACAGACTTTTCAGAAACGTAGGTAGTTTCAAATGGCACTTCTAAAATGGCGCGAATAATACCAATGGGGCTGATTGTGTACGATCTGTAGTTGGTCTTTTTGTTGTTGCCTTGATGGGTATAGCAATTGACCTTTGCCAAGTAGAACGTGTAGTTTGCTGGGACCGTGTACACCGTCATGCTGCTGGTGCCAGAGCCAGCCTTGATCTTGGCATACACCTCTGTTTTGCCTGCGTTGCCAATCGATATATCGCCCACCGGGTTGACCGATCCCGCAACCGCAATGCCATTGATGCGTAAATAGCTTTTGACTGTGGTTACGCCTGTTGCACCATTTGTCAAAACGATAACTTCAGACGCAATCTCGTATAGAGAGTTAAGACCACTGATTACAATCGTTACGTTGGTATCAGACTCGCTGCTGCTATAAACAAGCATTTGACTCGCCGCAACCGGATATACATATTGAGTCGCATTTTCCCAAATTGGCATAAACGTAGAACCAACCGAAGCCTGATAACCAGAGATATTCAGGCTAGTGTGGCCCGGGATTAGCCCACGCGCACACTGCAAGTCGAATGGCTCGGAAGACTTAAGCTCGGTTATCGATGGGTAAAACATGATTAGCTTTCACCATACAGCATCGTAGCTTGATCAGATTGCGTTTTGGCGGAACCAATCTCCATGTCAGTGATCTGTAGACCAATGCTCATGTCTTTGCCGCCTTGTGTTTCGTACGCGCTGGTTGACTTAACGTAGGCCTTTGCCATGATGGTCATTTGTGCGCCAACCTGTGGCAACGCAGTGATGCCAAGCTTGTCTAGCTGCTCTTTATCAAGGTTGATGCACAGGCCATATGGATACTTCGGCTCGTCCATTTCGATTTCGCCCGGCTTCTCTTCTGTTTCGGCCTTTTGCTTCATGTTGATCATTGCCATTTAAATCCCCTTAAGGTGAGTTGTAACCACTGAACATATCAATGACGTTGGTCAATGCGTTCGGCTCTGCCGTCTTGGCTGCTGAAAGGTCCTTGGCGGCAACAGCGCTTTGCATTAACTGCTCTTGTTGCGCACGTTCGGCGGCTGCTGCATTGCGTGCCTCGCGGATCATCGCGACGTTCTCATTTGCCACGATCATCTTTGGATCAACGCCAAGCATGTCAGAGTAAGCGTCGGCCCACTCATCTGCATTGAACTTGTCCAGCACATCAGGCTTGATCTGCGCGACAACTCCGAGGTTGCCTACGAATCTATCGACACTGTTTGTGCCGATGGCTCGTTGGGCCTGTGCGAGCATTGATACGAACTCAACGTTTAGCTCCATGCCCTGCAACTCCTGTGGGGGTGGGGGCAAGACATTGGCTTCAACCATACGGTTAAACGTCATCTCGATGAGGGGATCGAGTAGTTCGTTATGCAGGCGCTCAAGCACTGGCCCAAGCATCAAGAGCTTCTCCTCATGACGCTCGGCAACCTCGGTGGCTGTCATTCGTGTGTCTGTTGCATTGGCAAGCATCAAGAACAGATCGGCATAGAACGCGCCACGCACGCGCTCTCGTACGTCTTGGATATCCAGCAACAACGCATTCAGATCGAGGTTGACCTGAAACGCTGAACGGATGCCGCCGCCTGCTGTGTTTGCATCAACAAACGAAATGCCGCCGGGCAGCGTATCAACGTCGCGGTTCTTCATCGATGTTGGTACTTGCAATGGTGGCTTTGTCTGGTAATCGATACACTGGGCTTTGCGTAGCTGCTCATGCTGCAATTGCTTCACATCACCAAGCGCTTCCATACCGGGGCTGTGACCGTAGATGTCACCACCAGTGGTGGCCCAGCGTGGTGCCACAACAGGGAAGTCAACAAAGCCAGATTCGCGCAGATACTTGCCGGGGTTGGACCCCAGTTCAAAGTAATACGAACCATAGGCCATGTTCAATGAGTCACGCATCTTTGGATCGCGGTCTTCGCGAGGCTCGATAGCGTGAATGATCGTGATCCATGTATCAAGCTGGCCTCGATCATACAAATTCTTGACCGTGGTGCTGACTTTGTCGATACCAAACTCTTTGACGATTTCAGCAACGGTCTTTTCAAACTCGCGGTACAGCGTGTTGACTCGCCCTTGGTAATCAGTCGCAAGAGCGTACTCGCCAATCGTTTGCGGGTAATGGTGGATCACGTTGTTGTAGTCTGGCAGCACAATAGACGATGCGGTACCAAAGGCACCAAGCTCTTCGTACATCGTGTGCAAAGCGCGGTAGGTGTTCGACTTCTGAAACACCAATTGCATGCGGCTCTGGACATCATCAAGCCACAGCTTTACAGGCTGGAATTCGTTCAGTTGTGGGTCAGATGTACCAAGCCTAAACCATTGGCGTGCAGGCGATGTCGCACCAGCCATCATCCCGGCACCAAGCACGCGCAGAGAGCGTGTGCCAGTGTTGTCATAGATGTTGTTATGTCTGCGCCAGCCCTTGTCACGGTCCTGCGTAAAGTAGCGCCCAGATCGAGGCAATAGATAGCTCGAGATTTCCTGCCAGTGCGCCCACCAAGATGAACGCTCTTGTTTAAGCTGGCCCCATCGAGTCAGTAGCCTGTCGCGCTCTGGCGCTTTAGGCGCTTTTGGAGTGCCTGTCGGCTGATTCATATTTAACCGCCCAATAGAGTTGACTTGCCCAAACTTAATGACGCAGGATCAACACCTGTTGGCCCGGTCAGCATTGTACCTGTCACACCACCCTTGGCTTTTTGCTGCGCTTGAGAGATAAGCGACGCACTATCGGGTGCGCGTGCTGAAGCTTTGTTGACTGCTGTTTGTTGTGCTTCTTGCACTTGTTTCATTCGAGCGGCTTCGGCTTCCTGCGCTCTACGATTGTCCGTTGCAATGCGCTCTTGAAATGCTAATGCTTCTTGCTGCAATCGAGCTTGCTCTGCATAGTTGGTTTGCTGGACGTTAATAGACTCGCGCTGAATAGCTTCTTGTCGAACGTTTGTTTCTTGTTGCTGTACAAGAGATTGTTGCTGCGCAGCCTCTTGTTCTTTACGCGCTGACTTCTGTGCGGATGCTGCACGCTCACCAGAATAGACTGTGTAAGCAGTTGTAGCTGCGGCTGCAATTGCAATAATTGGTATTGCTGCTGGCATGATTAAAACTCCTTCATATAAACGGTTTCTTCCAGCTTGGCACCTGTTTTAATCAACAGCAAATCCATAGTCGTACCCGGTTTGGAATGCCACAGCATAAATTTTGCTCCAAGTTCCTTGCACTTCTTTGTCACTCGATTGATCAACTTCAACCCGGTTGACCCAGCCCTGTAATCTTTCTTTAAAAACAAAACATCGTGGTTGCCGTACATAAACCCATAGTGCAAATGAGGCAACACAAACGCAATGCAATAGCCAATCATTTCGTCATCGTGAAACGCGCCGAATGCAACAAGGTATCCTGATTGCTCAAGAGACTTGTACGCTTCAACCATAGGGGCTGGCTTTGAATCAGACAAGTGCTTTTCATTCTCTTGCCAATGCTCAACAAATAAAGATGACATTTTTTGAGCATAATCAGTTGCTATGATTTCTTTAACAATTATCAAAGCACACTCCCTAATGGTTGCAATCTATTTCCCAAAACACAAGTTACGGGTACCTTAAACGTTGGAATAGGGGTCGTATTCTTTGCGTCCACGCCCCCCAAACTCCATCATGATTGACCGTTTTGGCGTGTCCATCAGGCCCAGCACATAGGCCGATGCGAAGTCAGGCGAGCGCCCAATCTTGGCGATGATGTCCTCCCGGCTGGCAACCATTATGGTCTGGCCCACCAGCTTCCACGTTGGAGCGCACAGGTCAGCCAGCAGGCGCGGATCAGGCGGTATGCATATGCCTTGGTTGTTGGATGGGTCTAGCGCCTCTCTAAAGCGCCACCATAGCTCTGATCGTTGGTTCTTGAACCGGAGCCTGCCTGACTTGTCCAAGCCCAGCGCAGCCTCGGCAACGTTTACGCCCAACACTTGCTGGTTGGATTCGTTCAGGAAGTCATAAGGGCTGGACCCAACACCGATAACGTCAATGTGGATTGGCGCTCTATCGCGCAGCGCCGCTATAACCAAGCCTGCGACTGTTGGGCCATCAGGTGTCGTGTTGCCGGGATAAACCAGCGGTACATCAAACCAGTTGTCATGCCGTCGAGCAATGATCGTTTGGTCCTTGCCACCTCGCGCAACGTCAACGCCCATTGAGTCCATAGGTTTAAGCTTGTCAGGACGGGTCCAGCGAGCTTGCGCGGCCTCTACCCATGCCGTAGGTATAACTTGCCAAGGATCGTCCTCCATGCCTGCTTGGAAGTCACCATGCAGCATTTGTGACCGCAGTGGTTCTGGCAGTGATTGAAGCTGGGCCATGTATCCGGTCCCCATCAGGTAAGGGTTGTCGCTGATTCGCGAGGGTATGAACGTTCTAGACAGCGGCTTGATCATCTCGCCTGCATGCTCAAACTCATCGCCTGATTTGATCTCTACGTCTTTGCCATCGATAGTAGCAAACCAGCGTAGCTCGCCCGGTTCTGCCGGGTTCGGGTGCTTCTTGTCTAACCACGGCCCAAAGAATGAAATGATCCAGCGGCCCTCTGCTGTGGTTGGCGGGTTAAAGGTGAATAGCGCTTGGCATGGTTGGTTTGGCGTTGTCGTGCGCAGCCAGCCCAGCAGGAACCTGACTTGTTCCTCGCGCATGTTCGCGGCCTCATCGAACACCAGCAAGTCGTGCGGCCTGCCCTGATATTTCTTTTCATCGCCAAGGTTTGGGAATGAACCGAACTCGATCTGGATCGGCACGTTGTCCCTGCGACGCAATCGCCAGATGTTGTTCTGCCCGTTGTATCCGGTTCGATTACCAATCAAATCTGTGAAGCGGTCTATAACTCCAGTTAGCTCGGTACCGTTCAGACGAAAAATCCCAACCTTCCTGTGCCGGGTAAGAGCCTTGCCACACGCTAGGTCTGTCTTCCCGCCCCCTGCTGCACCACCATAGCCAATGATGTCTGCGGTGCTGTTGTACGCGATTGATTGTGGCCCGGGCAAAGGTCGCCATATCGTGTTATCCGACTGTAGAAGTTTGTCTAGCTCATCAAGCTCTTCTGGTGTCAGATACTTTAACAAATCTGGATCGAAGTCACTTGCCTTCATCAGTGCCTTTGCGTTGCTGTGCAGCCGCCATGATGGCCTGTATCTTTGCTGCACGCTCCGAATCAGAGAATTGAATAGCGCCACCGTCAGCGCCTGTTAACTCCATGCTGGCCTTCTCGCCGTACTTCTTGGGCAATAGCTTGGACAGGACCCACTTGCGGGTATCAACGCGCAGCTTCGAGCGCTGGATATGCTCATGGTCTGCAACAACAACAAGGCCAGAACCTGTGGCCTTTTCCATAAAATCATTCGAGCCGTCATCGCATATCTCGAGAATCTCTTCAGCCATATGCTCTAGGCCTATTTCGCGTGCATGCGCATATTGTGTGCGGAATTCCTCGTTATCCTTGCTCGAAACCCATCTTAAAACGGTGCCGATATTTGGCATGTTTTCGTCACGACAGATAGAACGCAAAGACTCACCGTCTGATAAGCGCGAACAAATCAAGTCACCTTTTTCTTTGGTGTATTCGGATGGCCTGCCAACGCGACGTGGAGGCTCACTCGTCTGTTGAGTTTTCTTCGACATCTTTGGTTATCCTTTTCCAACGATACGGCGTTTGAGCGCGACGCTCGTACTGACAGATTTTTGCTACTACGCTTTTGGTGAGATTAAGTATCAACGCAATTTCCATGTACTTCATCGACATGTCTTCGCGCATCTCCCTGATCTTGTCCACCATTTCGTCAGAGATTCTAGAATTGTGATGAGAGGAACCGATACGGTACCCTTTGTCGTTCACGGCAACAATCATAGATTTGATCCGTCTAACTTTCATTTTGGCACGCTAGTAGTGTGGGGTCCCATAAAGCAGGGTTTTTAAAAACACCAAAAAAAAGGTAGCTAACGCCTTTCACCCACGCTGTCATTTTATGCGCGACATTGATTAATATGCAACGGTTTACTTTTTTGTGCTGTCTTGCGCATCTGCGTATCCAGCGCGATAACCGATTTCAAATGCCCTGCGCAAAGTAATCATTCCTAGTTGTGTTGACTGTTCATCAACAAACGTACCTGAAGCATCCCAAGCTTTTAACCTCACTCGGTTTGACTCTTCGGACCTTTGTTTTTCTTCAAGCATTTTCCAAGCATCTTCTTCGGTCATCGCATTCACCTTATGGTTTGTTTGCTTCTAGGTATTGAAGGTTTTTGTAGTAGTCCCACTTTGCAATTATTTCTGGGTCCTCGGAGGCCGGGACGTATGGCCTGCCATCAACAACTTGTTTTCTAAACGTTTCAGCAATGTTAGTTTTAACTGCTGGTGTGTACGGCTTGTGTTCAATCGTATTCATTTTTTGGTCCTTGTTTTACTTGCGTAAATTGATTTATTGGTTTTGGCCTTACAGAAATTACAAATCCATCTAGTAGCTTTTCCTCTTTTTACTTTTTCTCCTTCAGATTGTGAACGTAATGTTTGACATCCTGTGCAGTATTTTTTATCTGCTATTGATACGCTGCTTGTTGAAGACTGCATGAATGACTTCCTTTAATTTGTCTACTGAAGCTTTGCCGCGCTTTAGCTCTCGGTTATCAAGCATCCCACGGCGAGTCATTTGCGGCATAGACAAAATGAATCGTGCTTCACACTCCATGGCCCAGCGCATGCAATCGGAGCAAACCAGTTTGCCATCAACTAGTTCTATGGTTTTTCTCTTTTCGCATGCGTCGCAGTTAATGTGCATTTTGAGATTTGGCCTGCATGTGTTTCATGTACCCGTCAACGATTTCAATCACTTCGCGAGGAACCATATTTTTAAAAGCTTCATCCGCTTTTTTGTCGGCCTCTTCATCGTCATCCCAGCCAATACCAAAGTGGCACACGCCATAACCTTCTGGCTGAAAAAAGAATCTGATCTCTGGCGCACCTTCTTCGCTTTGCTTTTTGATCATGACAATTTGTTGGTACCTTGTTACGTCAAACGTTCTACAAAACTTCATGCTGTTACCTCCGGTGAAAATAAATTAATTTCAGTAAAAAGTTCTTGCCAGTTTTTTGCAAGATAAAAAACATTGCGCATTGATATTTCGTAAGTTGCTGCTCTCATTTGAAACGTTGTGTTGTCTGCTCGCGTTCGAGTCTCGCCCCTGTCGTGCAGCGTGGCCCGGTCAAAAAACAATTGCTTGGGTAGCCAGCCACAAATTGTCAGGTCCATTGTGTTCTTGTTCAAGCTTGCAAAAATGTACCCATCGACTTTGTATTTAGTTTGTGATTGCAAGATGTTGTTAACGTAGTCAATGCGAGGCGTGACTGTGCGGCCCATTGTTTTAATATCAAACGTCATGCCAGATATTGTCGCGTCTACGACCCCATCCGGGCCATTGCTTGGCACCATAAATGGTTGGCCCAGTGCAGCAAGCAAAACATTTTGACCAATCGCGCCTGTCAATTGTTGCTCTTGGTTGCCGTCACTACCATCACCGCGCTGGCCCACGTTGCAAGCCATTACAAATTGTCTGCTGGCCTGAACGATGTAATCAGGAACGTTGACGTTAAACGCCATTGTTTTTCTCCCAAAAATTGACGGCCTCAACATGAAAATGGTTGTGTTGATGTTTGTATTTTTCGTGCAGTTTCATCAACAAATCGCCAAATTCTTTGCGTGGTGGTGCGGTGTTTACAACACTTAACGCCCAATCAAGCCATTGTTTTGCTGTCATTTCGTAGTACCCATTTGGCCCAACAGAATACAAATCCTCACCTAGACGAATGGCAGCATTGCGCCACGCAA